GACCATTTGTGGGTTGGATTTGTGCTTGTGCTTTGGCATATCACTTCATTCTTCAACCGATCTTGGTATTTGCCATATCTGTTTATGGGGTATCAGTTACACTTCCAGACTTCGATATGAATAGCTTGATGACTGTATTGTTAGGTATGTTGGGTCTAGGTGGACTAAGAACATTTGAAAAAGTGCAGAAAGTCTCAAGAGAGAAGTAATGCCGAAAAAATCCAAATCGCAATTTGCATCTGAACATAAATCTGCTTGTGGTGTAAATGGCAAGAAAACATCATTAGGTAGAAGAAACTTTGGTTCATCAACGATGAACAAGAATAAGAAAAGAAGTTATAAAAAATATAAAGGCCAAGGCAAATAATATAAAATTATGTTATGGCACATTATAGGCAACAAATAAGAGAGCGTATAGCTACAACGCTTTCTAGTTTAGATTCTATTGGAGCTAATGTTTTTGAATCAAGAATATATACGATAGAAGAATCTAAATTACCTTGTATTTGTTTATACACAACATCAGAAACAAGTGAACCTATTTCAATGTCTATACCAAGATCAATAGAAAAAAACTTAGATTTTACCATAGAAGCATATGTTAAAGGACAAAATTCATCATCAGATATAGAAACGATAATAAAAGAAGTCAAAGAAAAAATGTTTACAGATAGATTAATTAATAATTTAGCTAAAGATAGCTACTTAATTACACAAGAATTAAATTATAATGGTCAAGGTGATAAAAATATCGCTACATGTTTATTAACATATAGGGTTTGTTATCACCATACAGAAGGAACATTAGGATAATATGGCATTAGTAATATCAGATAGAGTTAAAGAAACAACAACAACTACAGGTACAGGAACAGTCACATTAGCTGGTGCTGTCACAGGTTTTAGAACATTTGGTAGTGTTTTATCTATTAATGACACTACTTACTATGCCATTGTTAGTAGTAGTGAATTTGAAGTTGGTATCGGTACATTTACATCATCAACCACTTTAACTAGAGATACAGTCCTATCATCATCAAATAGTAATTTGAAAGTAGATTTTGGTGCAGGTAGTAAAAATGTCTTTATTACACAACCAGCCGACAAAGCTATCTATCAAGATGCTTCAGGCAATGTTGCAGGTCTAAATACTGATAATGTTACAGAAGGTTCAACCAATCTATACTTCACTGATGAGAGAGTAGATGACAGAGTAGGCTCACTTTTAGTTGCAGGTGATAATGTCACGCTATCTTACGATGATGCTGCTGGAACACTTACCATATCAGCTACAGAAGATAACCTATCTAACAACGATACCGATGATTTAGCAGAAGGTTCTACCAATCTTTATTACACCAGTGCTAGAGCCAACGCAGATTTTGATACCAGATTAGCTACCAAAGATACCGATGATTTATCGGAAGGTTTAACTAACCTTTATTACACCAATGAAAGAGTAGACGACAGAGTAGCCAATCTTTTACAAGATGGCACAGGTATCAGCTTTGCTTATGATGATTCTAATAATGTCTTAACACCAACAGTTACATTATCACCATTCAGCACAACCAATCTTTCTGAGGGTACAAACTTATATTTCACCAATGAAAGAGTAGACGATAGAGTTGCAAACCTATTAACAGCAGGTAGCAACATCACTCTAACTTATGACGATACAGCAGGTACATTAACCATTGCAGGTGTTGAAGATGATTTATCAAATAATGACACCGATGATCTTAGTGAAGGTGCAACCAATCTATATTTTACCAATGAAAGAGTAGACGACAGGGTTTCTGCATTAGTGCAGAATGGCACAGGTATATCTTGGTCATACAACGATGTCTCAGGCACATTAACACCAACAGTATCTTTATCTGCATTTAGCACATCGGATTTATCAGAAGGTACAAATTTATATTACACAACAGCTAGATTTGATTCTGCTTTCAGTGGTAAAAGCACATCAGACCTAAGTGAAGGCACTAACCTTTATTACACCACTGCAAGATTTGATACTGCATTTGGTGGCAAAGATACTGATGATTTATCAGAAGGCAGTACCAATCTTTACTATACCGATACAAGGGCTAATGCAGCCATAGACGCAAGAGTTACACAATCCTTTGTCAATGCTCTAAATGTTGAAGCAGCAAGTGTACAAGCCAATTCTGTAGCTCTAGGCACAGATACAACAGGCAACTACATAGCAAATATAGCTGGTACAGCCAATAAAATCACAGTTACAGGTTCAGGTTCAGAATCAGCAGCAGTGACATTAACACTGCCAGATGATGTTCAGATAGCCAATGATTTAACAGTAGCAGGAGATTTAACTGTTAATGGAGCAACCACAACACTAGGAACAACCAATCTTGAAGTTTCAGATAATTTGTTTGAACTCAATGCAGGTTTAACCACAGCACCAGTCAATGATTCTGGTATGTTAATTCAAAGAGGTACTTCAGACAATGCCATCTTTATGTGGGATGAATCTGCTGATAAATTTACACTAGGTACAACCACATCAGATGCTACAGTTACAGGCAATATAGTCATAACAACTGGCTCATTGGTAGCTAATTTAGAAGGTAATGTTACAGGTAATGTGACTGGTACAGTCTCATCATTAAGCAACCACGACACAGATGATCTATCAGAAGGCTCATCAAACTTATATTACACAGATGCAAGAAGTAGAGCAGCTATCTCTGCATCAGGTGACATATCATATAACTCATCAACAGGTGTTATTAGCTTTACCCAAGCCACAGCACCAGTTACCAGTGTAAATACACAAACAGGAGCAGTTGTCTTAGATACAGACGACATATCAGAAGGTGCAAGTAATCTTTATTACACAGCAGCAAGATTTAATTCAGCCTTTGCAGCTAAATCAACTAGTGACCTATCGGAAGGCACAAACTTATACTTAACCCAAGAAAGGGTTGAAGATTATGTTGGTGGCATGGTTTCTGGCAACACAGAAACAGGTATAGCAGTCACTTACGATGACACACTAGGCAAACTTAATTTTGTTATAGATACTCTTAATCAAGACACAACAGGTAATGCAGCCACAGCTACAGCATTAGAAACAGCTAGAAACTTTAGTCTCACAGGTGATGTTACTGCTTCTGCTGTCTCTTTTGATGGCACAGGCAATGTTGCTCTATCCACATCAATAGCAGCCAATACAGTGGGGATCACAGAGCTTAATGTCACCGATGGTACAAATGGTCAAGTTTTAACCACCGATGGTGCAGGAAGTCTATCTTTTAGTAGCATTTCAGGTTATTCAGATAGTGATGTTGAAACCTACCTAGATGGTGGCACATCTACCCCAACCTTTGCATCAGCTACAGTTTCAGGTGATTTCACAGTAGATACCTCAACGCTTAAAGTTGATTCAACCAACAATAGGGTAGGTATCGGTACTGCAAGTCCTACATTTCTTCTTGACGTTTATAATAGTAGTGGTGGTGGTGTTGCAAAATTCAGTAATGGTGATAACGATAATTTACAAATTAAAGTTGTATCTGATGAAATAGTATTTGATTCAAGGAATGTATCATTAACAAGATTTCTAAATCAAGGCAATGATGCGTTATGTATTGATTCATCGCTTAATGTCTTAGTAGGAAAGACCACACATGATAATGGTGCTACAGCAGGTATTGAACTAGAACCAAATGGACAGCTTAATGTTGCTGTTGATGGCTCATTTAGCAGATTCAACAGACTCACCTCAGATGGTACTGTTATAGATATTAGAAAAGATGGCACTTCAGTAGGAAGTTTAGGAACTCTAAGTTGGTTAATTGGTCAAGATTCAGGTGACCCTTTTAATTCAGGAGCATTATTTAAAGGACAAACCACAGGTGCAGGATATATCCAAATGAAAGTAGGTGATACAGCTAGTGGTGGTATATTGATTGGCGATACTACAGACGATTTCAGAGGTGGTTTAATTACTTATGGTACAAACCATCCAAGTTTACCTAACAGAACAATTATCTTTGCTAACAACACACAAGTAATCACAGCTTTATCAAGTGGCAATGTTGGTCTTGGTACAAATACACCCCAAAGAAGATTAACTGTTGGTGATGGTTCAGGTTCTGAAATCCTGTCTATTTATGCAGGTAACACTTCAGCTTCAGCGTTACATTTTACCGACACAAATACAACAACAGATTATCAAGGCTTTGTAACATACAATCATGCTGAAGATGCTTTAAGATTTGGTGCAGCAGAAGAAGAGAAAATGAGACTAACCTCAACAGGGTTAGATGCAGCAGCATCACTCAAAATAGAAAGTTCAACAGGTGGGGAACTTATATTAAGCTCATCAGATACAGCACAAGCTGCTGACCAATTCATTGCAGGTTTGGCTTTTAAAACAGCCGATGCATCTGCACCAAGTTCTGTTCCACATTATGCAGGTATTAAAAGTGTTGCAGGTGATGTTTTTGGTAATCAAACTTTAGAATTTTACTCAGGTAGAGATAGATATGAAGCAGGAACAAATCCAAATATGGTTATTCTTGGGGACACTACAGGCACAGATGGTAATGTGGGTATCGGTACAAGTAGTCCTGCTGAAAAACTACACATATCAGGCACAAATTCAGCATTAAGAATTGATGGTGGCACAAGTTATACCAACACATCTGAAATTATTTTATCTAATGGTAGAACAAAAATAGATTCTGAAATTATTGATGGCACAGCAAATGGTGATACAGCAATTAAATTCTCAAATAGAGTATCTGGTACTTTAGCTGAAAGAATGAGAATTGACCATTTTGGCAACGTAGGTATCGGTACAGCTAGTCCTGCATACGCTTTAGATGTACATTCTGGGGGTGATAATGTTGGAATTAGAATTGTAAGTACAGATACTAATGCCTTTATTAATTTTGAAGATGATACAACTACAAATGCACCACAAGTTGGTGGTGTTGGAGATGATTTAATTATAAGAACAGGGAGTTTAGCTGAAAGACTAAGAATCGACAGTTCAGGTAACGTAGGTATTGGTACAAGTAGTCCAGACACTCTGCTAACTATGCAAGATGACTCTGATGTGGATGGTTCTTTATTAACTTTTAAAAACCAGTATCGTGTTAGCAGCACAACTGCTGATATTATGGGGGGTATAGCCTTTTCTGCGTGGAGAGATGTTTCATCCAGTGCTTCATATTGTGCAGCTATTTATGGAAAAAACACAGGCTATCCAGGTTCTAGTGGTAATTTAGTTTTTGCAACAAGAACAAATGGTGATACAGACCCTACTGACGTGACAGAACGCATGAGAATCGACTCCTCAGGCAACGTAGGTATTGGTGAAACCTCACCTTCAAGTTATGGTAAGTTTGCTGTAACTGCGGCAGGAATTGGTAATCATATTAATTCAACTTCTGGTGCTGGTGGTATTAATTTCTATGAAAGTGGTTCTGGTAGATTTAGTTTAAGAACCCTTAATGGTTCTGCTGGTCTAGCATTTTATGACAGCTTTAATGGCTCAGAACGCATGAGGATTGATAGTAGTGGGGACGTTATTATAAACAATGATGCTGCTGCAAGTGTCGGAGCAAGATTAACACTAGTTGATGGTGATGGTGGTCTTAATAATTCAATTATGAATACAGGCTACACAGGTACAGGTATGCTAAGCACTTGTGAAAGGACAGCATCTTCAGCATATTTCTTTTTTGCTGCTGTTTCTGGTAGAAGGGTAGACAATGCTTCTGGTGATACTGAATTTAGTGTCAGAGGTGATGGTGAAGTTTTTGCTGATGGTGGTGCTATCAATACAGGTGCTGACTATGCTGAATATTTTGAGTGGCAAGATGGCAACCCAGACAATGAAGATAGAGTTGGTTATCCTGTATCTTTGGTCGGTAATAAAATAAAAATTGCTGAAGCAGGTGAAGAAGTTATTGGTGTTATATCTGGCAATCCATCGGTTGTTGGTGATGCTGCTTGGAACAAATGGCAACACAAATACCTTAAAGACGATTTTGGTAGATATTCTTTAGACAGCAATGGACACCGACAATTAAACCCAGCCTACGATGACAGCCTTGAATATCAACCAAGAGAAGATAGACAAGAATGGGATATTGTAGGTCTTATGGGGAAACTAAGAGTAAGAGTAGGACAACAAACAAACAGTAATTGGATAAAATTACAAGACATATCCGACACTGTTGAAGAATGGTTGGTAAAATAAACTATGCAATTTGGATTAGCTGCCTTTGCTGAACTGCCCTTTGCATCGGAAGATGGTGCAGTAAAATCAATAGAAGAATTAATCAGAGAAGCAGCCACCAATACACTTACTGGCTTAACCACTACAGGATCTAATATCTTTGCATCTAGGGTACACAACTTAGAACAGATCAAGTTACCAGCTCTATTGCTTTACACAAGAGATTTAGAATCAGAAC